ATTAAACTAAAATGAGTTATAGATTAAACAAAACAAACGGCGAGCTAATAGTTGAACTTGCAGACGGCCAAATAGATAATACTAGCACTGATATTACTCTAGTCGGAAGAAATTATAGAGGGTTTGGCGAACTTTTTAACGAAAATTTTATAAAGATCGTAGAAAATTTTGCTAATACTGCTGCGCCCGACGCACCGTTAAGAGGACAATTATGGTACGATACTAATCAGCAGCGTTTAAAAATCTATAACGGTAATCAGTTTAGAACTGCAGGTGCTCCTGTTGTTAGTTCGAGTCAACCGTCCCTAGTTGAAGGCGACATTTGGATCGATAATCAAAATAGAAAATTATACTTTTATGACGGTAACGAAGATAATGAAATAACTCTAGTAGGTCCTGCTTACGATCGGGCACAAGGAAAAACCGGACTAGAAGTTCAGTCTGTTATAGACACAAATGCAAGAGAGCGCGTGATTTTAAAAATGTTTATTGCAGGCGATCTTTTTGCAGTTGTAACACGGGCAGAAGGTGATGGTGAATTTTTTCTAGCTGGTAGAAATAAAATAGAAGGTTACCCTGACAATCCAGACGATAACAATGTGCCTGCAAATCAGAGATTTAGACAGGGATTTAATCTTGTAGATAGCGGTTCTTTTTATAGAGGCACTGCAGAATCAGCTATTTCATTAGAAGATGCACAAGGAAACCAAAAAACTACTGCAGATTTTTTAAATGCAAATGTAAACGAAGAAACTACAGGTTCTCTTTTTATAAAAAATTCTAACGGTATAACTGTCGGTGTACAAGATACAGCATTTGCAACTCTAAAAATACTGGGAAATACAACTGCAATTGAAAACCAACAAAGCGCAACAGATATAGTGCTAAGAACAAAATTAGGAAATCAGTTTAAAAATGCAGTTTATATACAAGGTCAAAATGAAAGAATTGGTGTACACAACAGCAGCCCAGAATTTAGCCTTGATTTAACCGGAGATTTAAGGACCACCGGTGACACAATTGTAGAAGGTGACTTAACTGTCAAAGGAAATGCTTCGTATTTTAATGTGCAGACACTGCAGGTATTAGATAAAAATATAGAACTAGGTTTGCTCGACGACAGCACCGAAGGCGACGACGACACTGTTGACGGTGGAGGCATAACTTTACGATCTCTAGACGGTTCAAAAGATTTATTCTGGGATAAAGAATTAGACAGCTGGGGATCTAATGTAAATTTCAATCTAGCTCAAGGAAACAGTTACAAAATTAATGGACAAAATGTATTGTCTCTTACAGAGTTAGGCCCGTTAGTTAAAACTGCAAGCGGATTAACAAGTATAGGAAAGTTACAAGATCTAGCAGTAGACGACTTACGGATTGATACTAATGTTATTTCGGCTCCGTCGGTAGCCGGCGTCGATAAAAATATAGTCTTGAATCCATCGGGGAATGTATCAGCATCGAATTCTAGAATAACAGATTTAACAGATCCTGAGGATAATCAGGATGCTGCAACAAAACAATATGTAGATTCTCAAATTCTAATAACAGAGAATATCTCGCTTGCTTTGGATATTACAGGATTATCTGATCCCGTAATATCAGACCCGAGAAATGACGTAGCTGTAATTTTAGAATCAATTGCGCCTGCAAGCGAAAAACAAGAAGGAACACTAGCAAGAATACATGGGACTGCATACAATGATTCAGCAATTAGTGGTATCGACGTTCAGTCGGCAGCAAATATTAATACTATAAGTGTAATTTCAGATGATAGTAGTGCTGTAAGCGTTGTTGAGAGTATATCTTTTGACCCAGTTTCTGGTACTTTTTCACCTATACCTAATAGATTAACTTTTACGTTTGAAGTGCAGAACGGTGCTTGGATTCACCAGAGTACAGTTTAGCAGAATTCGATAAATACCATATATGATAGGGGCTTAACAAATGGCGTACACCATTAACAGATTTGACGGATCAACTTTAACAACTGTTCAAGACGGTACAGTAGATAACTTTACTGATCTTAAAATAGTTGGAAAAAACTTTGCAGGCTACGGAGAAATACAAAATGAAAATTTTATATTTTTGCTGGAAAACTTTTCTAGTCAGGCACCACCGCCTAGGCCCATTTCAGGACAGATATGGTTCGATGCAGACAATTCTAAACTGAAATTCTATGACGGTTCTAAATTTAGAACAACCGGCGGCGCTGAAATAAGCGAAGAAACCCCAGTTGGCCTAACAGAAGGTGATTTTTGGTGGGACACGCAAAACGAACAATTGTATGCTTACAACGGCACTGATTTTGTCCTTGTAGGACCTCAAGATGCAGGCGAAGGCATTACTCAAATGCAAAGCATTTCTCTTCTTGGCGCTGACACCTTAACTAGATCTGTAATTGTTTCTGTCATCAATGATAACATAGTACATATAATTTCTAACGAAGCATTTACCATTGCTGAAGATTCAAGACCACCAGGTTTTGACGTTGTAAAACAAGGTGTAACTCTAAGAAATACACTATCAGGATCGGGAGGTGTAACCAGTCGTGTTACAGACAATTACGTTTTTTGGGGAACTGCTTCTGATTCAGATAAATTGGGCGGGAAAAATGCAAGCGAATATATTGAAAAAGGTGATGCTTCTTTTGAAAGTCTAGTAGAGTTTGCGGATGTAGGATTTGCTGTTGGTGACTCTAATGACCTAAGAGTCTTGATAGAAAATGATGATCAAGCAGTATTAGAAAACGCTGTAGGAAATGTAATAAGCCTAAGAACAAAAGACACTTTTGGTATTGTAAAGACCCCACTAAGAATTTTATCTAATTCTGTTTTACCAGGCCAAACTCCAGATGGTGATTCTATAGAACAGGTCGATTTGGGTACTTCAACCGATAAATTTAATGATATATATGCAGATAACTTTATTGGTGTAGCAGAAAGAGCAACTGCACTTGTAGTTAACGGAAATGATAGGTTTGGCGACGTGTCTGATACTGCTAACACTATTGCAGTAAGAGATGCCGCCGGCGGATTAAGAGCAGATCTTTTTAGAGGCGTTGCTCTACAAGCAAAATATGCTGATTTAGCAGAAATATATTCTACTGCGGAAGATTTTGCAGTTGGAACGGTTGTGTCGGTGTGCTCGCACAACGATCATGAAGTGTGCGATAAGCAAGACAGCAACGTAATTGGTGTAATTTCAGAAAATCCTGCCTATTTAATGAATTCTGAAGCAGAAGGACAGGCGATTGCATTTACAGGAAGAGTCCCGGTTAGAATAATCGGTGCAGTACAAAAAGGACAGAAGATCTATGCTATTGGAAACGGCGTCGCATCTACAAACGGCTCTGGTGATATTGTAGGCATTGCTTTAGCGTCTAATTCGACCTCAGAAGAAAAATTAGTAGAGTGTGTTTTAAAAGTATAAATAAAGTACGCACTTAAAAAGGACGTTAATATGGCAGTTTCACCAGGTGATACAATTACAGCAGCAGATTTTAATAATCTTCAAAGCAGAATAGCACAGGTTTTAGGCACAGGGTCAGACGATTTTGGATACGGGCAAACGGTTGAAAGCAGCCAAGTAACTTCTTTAACAGATCCTGATATTCCAGACGGTGATTCTGTGCTTGCGTCACAATTTAACGATCTTAAAACCGATCTTGGAAAAGCATATAAACATCAAGAAGGCTCGGATATTCCTATCAACGATTTCACGGCTGGCGATATTATTGGTGCCAATGAATCAGGAACTAACCTAAATTTTGATCAAAGTGGCAACTATATATTTGCAAATGAAGACACTACTAAAGGATTCAATGATTTTCTTACAATTATGACAGATCTAGAATCTAATAGATTTAATATTCACCCAAGTCAAGAAGATGTCCAGGTTAGAGACTCTGATCAGAGAACTTCTAGTTTTAACGGCACTATTACTTCTCAGCTTACTATAAGTTTCACTAATGAAGATGCAAGAAGACATTTTTTTAACTCTGGCGGGGATATTAGATTCGAAGGAACAGCTGATCTTTCAACATCGCAGCCGGGCAGCGGCGCTAGAGACGAAGGATGGAACGATTTGCTAGAAAATCCAGGTACTATTATATTTGATTACAATTCTACTACAATTACAGGCAGTACATCTGGTGTATCTTTTCCAGGCGGTGTAATCGGCAACAATTCTCTTACCGGCAGCTTCCAAGTCATTTACAGAAAAGACGCCAATGGCGGTACTTATGGTGATTCTTTTTGGACGATCGAAGCTAGAGAAGACAGCAGCACAGTTATAAGATTTAGAATAACTCTAGTAGACGACGGTCCTGAGAGTGACACAGACGCCGGCGCCGACGGATCAATTGAAGGTGGTATTACTGAGCCAGTAACTGCTGATCTAGAATTTGAATATTCTGCTAGACGTGCCAACGGTGAAGTAGTAGTGCCTTTCCCTGCATTTAGCATCGTAGACACATTTGAATAATTCTTGACATTCTGTTTTTACTCTTGTATAATTATAATACAGGAGTACGATATGGACGAACGTTTAGAAAAAGCCCTTGAATTTTCCAATTACATGGTTACGCTTAACAATCAAAAGCGTATTCTTAAAGAGCAGTTTAGAGAAAACATTGTTCATTATTATAACGGTGGACAATTTACAGTTACGCAAGATCTAATCACATTTGTTAATATGCTAGTAGATCGAGGAGTGTCAGAAGACATAGTCCTTGTAGATGATAATGAAACTCCTGTGTTAATTGCTGATGCAGAAAGTTTTCTTGCAGACATTCTTGACAGATATTTTTCTGTAACAAACCAATACCACACCGCATATAAAGAACTACTATCTAAACGAAGTGTAGAAAAACTGGTAGACTATGACAACTAGAGGTATTGTTGTATTTGCTAGAAACAACAGTCAAGTTGACTATGTGAAACAGGCTCATTTTTTAGCAAAAAGAGCACAAGACATCCTTGGATTACCTACTACATTAGTTACAGACAGTATTGAGTTTTTAGATGTTGAGTATCCAGATTGGCAAACTGTGTTTGATAAAGTAGTGTCTATAGTATGGCAAGCTGAAGATATTACCGAAGACACAGTGTTGTCTCGTGGAGAACAGCACAGTCAAAAGAAATTTTATGATGGTGCGCTTGTATCAAAACGTCTAGAATGGAAGAACGAAGCACGCACTCTTGCTTATGAAGTTTCTCCATACGATGAAACACTAGTATTAGACTCAGATATTGTTGTTTCTAATGATATATTTTTACAATGCTTCGAACAAACGCATGATCTATTGCTGTATAAGACAGTAATCGAACTATTAGATTGTGATAGAGGCGATGATTTTGTCAGAGTTTCGGATACTTCGGTAGATTTTTACTGGGCAACTTGTATATTTTTTAGAAAAACCCAAGAAAATCAAATATTTTTTGATTTAGTTAAGCATATCCAAGAAAATTGGAATCACTATAAGAATATTTTCCAAATAAATTCGCCATATTATCGTAATGATTATGCATTTTCTATCGCTATTCATATAATGAACGGCTATCAGTCCGGAGATTTTGTTAAACCTTTGCCTGGTACGCTGTATTTTGTCACTGATAAAAGCATTTTATGGCAAATTCAAGACAGGTCTCTCATGATACTGCTCGAAAAACCCACATATGACGGTGAGTATACCCCAATAAGAATTGAAAACGCCAATCTACATGCTATGAATAAGTTTAGTTTAAATAGGTGTATAGATGAAGTCTAGAGGATTTGTAATTTTTGCAGAAGGGGAAGAGTATTTTCGCCAGGCATACCTTGCTGGACTAAGTATTCAAGCAGCTGGAAACAAATATCCTGTAAGTGTTATTACAAATTGTGTCTCAGACAACAAACATCGTGAAATTTTTGACAAAATTATCGAAATTCCGTGGTACAAGCAAGACAATACTCTGTTAAAAACTGAAAATCGTTGGAAGGTATACCATGCAACACCTTACGACGAGACTATAGTACTGGATTCTGATGTACTAGTGCTGCAAGACCTAGAATATTTTTGGAATTCTGTAAAAAATTACAATTTATATTTTCCTACTAGAGTTTTTACTTACAGGAAAGAACTAATAGAAACAGATTTTTATAGAAAAGCATTTATTGCTAATGATCTTCCTAATTTTTACAATGTTTTACATTACTTTAAAAAATGCAATTGGACAAAACAGTTTTATGAGTGGGTAGAGATAGTGAACAACAACTGGGAACTATTTTACGGTAATTTTTGCAAGGAACACTACTCAAAACACCCTAGTATGGACATTACTACTGCTATTGTTTCCAAAATATTAGACTGTGATAGAGAAATTTCCAATCAAAAACAGAATATGCCAGAAATAGTTCATATGAAGCCTCGCGCTCAGCAGTGGCGTAATCCAAAAAGCCGCTGGCAGGATAAAGTAGGTGTGTATCTTGATGAAAATTTGCAACTTAAAATAGGAAATCATAGGCAGGATACTGTGTTTCACTATACAGAAAACAATTTTGCAACAGATGATATTATAAGGAAATATGAAAAATGTCTGAAACTGTGATGTATGTGATTTTTGAAAAAGATACAGGAAAAGTATTAGGAATTTCTCCTAAACCAGAAAATGAGAACTCGATTCCTGTAAATCTTTCTGACGTAACAGGTCTTCTGAATGGTACTGAAAGAAAAAGAAATTACAGAGTTGAATATAATCCCAAAACTAAACAGTTAGAATTGCAAGACCAACACCAAGAAAGTTTTGACGGGTCTAGTGTGAATGATTTTATATACGAAATACCAGAAGACACAATAGAAGATGCTGATATAGTTGTCGAACAGGACAAACCAAACACCTGCTGGAGAATTAAACTTGGAAAACAGTTAAAAAGAAATCTACGCAAGAAAGGAATACGGCTAAACACTAGATTATCTTTCTCTGTTACAGCAAAACATGACCCTAATATACTTTACAAAACTCTTTCTGTAGACTTTGCTAGCATACTGAATGATAATTATGCAGTAATAGATTTTTCTATGCCGTTTGAAACAGAAAACACGCCTCTATCTGTTTTTACTGCAAGACGATTCGATACTTATCAGTTTAAAAGGATATTAGATGAATAAAATTAGAATAGTAGAACAAGACATTATCTTTTTATCCTACGATGAGCCTAATGCTGAAAAAAACTATGCTGACCTTTGTCAAAAGATTCCTTGGGCAAAAAGAGTACACGGTGTAAAAGGATCAGACGCAGCACATAAAGCCTGCGCAGATTTATCTGACACTGAATATTTCATAACTGTCGATGGTGACAATCAAGTAAAACCTGAATTTCTTAATGTAGAAGTAGACGTCGAAAAACTAGGATTAACAGCGGATCATGTATTTTCTTGGTGCGGCAAAATTCATGTAAACGGATTAATGTATGGCAACGGCGGCTTAAAATTATGGAATAAAAAATTTGTTAACAGTATGAAAACCCACGAAGCGTCAAACGGAACTGATCCTCGCTCTCTAGTAGAATTTTGTTTCGATGATTTATATTATCAATTTAATGAGAACTTTTCCGTTTCGTGTACAAACGCTTCACCTTTTCAAGCATTCAGAGCAGGCTTTAGAGAAGGCGTAAAGATGAGTTTAAATCAAGGTGCTCCGGTAAAAGATATTCGATCAGTGTGGTGGCAGAACTTAGAACGTCTGCTAATATGGTGTTCTGTTGGTGCAGATGTTGAAAATGGTTTCTGGAGCGTTTATGGTGCGAGAGAAGGCTGTTATTTGACAAACTGCACAGACTGGGATTATACGCAAGTAAGAGATTTTGAATATTTAACAGAACAGTGGGACAATCATTATTCTAAAATTCAAAATGACGACTTAATTTCTCATATACAAGAAGCAGGAAATATACTTGCTACTGATTTAGGATTAGAAATTGCTTTGCTTGACCAAGATTCTAGTAGATTCTTTAAAAAAGTATATCATAACACTCCCCGAATAATAAAATCAAGACAATGAGCGAACTAGAAAAGATAAAAGAAATTATTCCCCACACTGATCGAGAAATCTCTACAACCTTTTGTATGGCAAAATGGCATCATACTACCATTTACCTTCAAACAGGTGAAACTCACTCCTGTTATCATCCTGCTCCGCATTCTATTCCGCTGGAAGAACTAGATAACAACCCTTCTGCTCTTCATAATACTCGTCAAAAAAAGCAGGAACGTGAATTTATGATGAAAGGCAAACAGCCTGCAGGCTGCTCCTACTGCTGGAAGATAGAAGCAATGGGCAAAGACTATGTGTCAGACCGCCATATTAAAACTGCTTCAATCTATACACCAGAAAGACTAGAAGAAATCAAACAAGGCGGCGCAAAATATAATGTAAATCCTGAATACATAGAAATCTCCTTTTCAAACGAGTGTAATTTCAAGTGCGGCTATTGCCATCCCAAAGCAAGTTCTAGATACTGGAAGGAAATTGATGATCACGGACCGTATGACGCTTCGACCGACCATAGACAAGATATAGACTGGTTTAAGATCTATCAGAAAGAGGAAGAAAATCCCTATGTAAAAGCATGGTGGGAGTGGTGGCCTGAAGTTTCAAAGACGCTAAACATACTGCGCATTACAGGCGGCGAACCTTTGATGCACAAAAGCACATGGGATCTGTTTGATAGACTGGAAGAAGATCCTAAACCACATATTCAGATAGAAATTAACTCTAATCTAGGAGTAAAACCCAAATTAGTAGAACGATTAGTAGAAAGAATAAATTATCTGCGTTCTAATAATGCAATTAAGAGTTTTAAACTGTATACATCAATCGACACCTGGGGCAAACGTGCTGAGTACGCACGACACGGGTTAGATATAGAATTGTGGGAACAAAATCTAGATTATTATCTTTCTAATACTGGATTACCTGTTACATTTATGATTACTTTTAACATATTTGGCGTTACTAGCTTTAATAGCCTTCTAGAAAAGATACTAGAATGGAGAACCAAATACAATTCTGACGAAAATGAGACTCAGTGGCAGAGAATTCGTTTCGATACTCCTCATCTAAAAGAGCCTGCTATATTCGATATGAATATTCTGCCAAAAGAAGAATTTATGCCTTATATGCACAGCCATTTAGAGTTTATAAAACAGAACCTAAACAATGCTGACAGGACACAGTTTACAGATCTGGAATACGAAAAGTTTAAACGGGTAGTTGACTACATGGAGACTACCAATTATGAAGAAGACAAACTAATACTTTCTCGTAAAAACTTTAACGCATGGTTTTCGGAACACGATCGTAGAAGAAATGTCAGCCTTGTAGAAACATTTCCCGAGATGCAGAATTTTTGGGATTTGTGCAAGAATCAGTGATATAACTGATAAGGCATTGGTAATTCTTTTTTTAACCTAAAATTATTGTGAATATAATCTACCCACTGTTTAGGCATATCGTGTAATCCGCAACTGCGCTTAGTGCTTTTATATTCCTCTTTAATATATTTTCGCCATTGGGTATGTAATGAATTTACTGCATCAATCGTTCTGTCTGAAAAGTCAAAATCAAACGTTTTTGTAAGATATTCATAATGCTCTAAAATAGTAGGATGACCGTCAGAATAATTAGGATGTATTTCCTTCCAGTCTTTGTTCCACTTATAATCTATATCATTTTGCCATAAAGTTTCGTAAAAACTAGGAGAGATACTATCTAATGAATCTTTGTATAAACTTGATAAAATATCAATATCGCCTTCATAGTTGTTGTCTCCGGTCTCCCATTGATTTATATGTTTTTTGACATCGCACATTGATAAAAAATGATAGTTGGTTTTTCCGTATAGATAATTTTTAATAAGATCTATGTACGAAAAGTCTCTAAGCGCAAAATGAATATCGTTTGCCCAACTCCTAACAAATTTGCCATCGTACTCTTGTTGTGAATATATGTTTCCTGGAGTGACCCAGCCTTTTTTACTCCTCCATCTATCTTCTCTTGATATGTTTGTCCAGCAAACAATTACTAGATCATTTTCGTCAAAGTTATAAAATTGGTTTGCCTGCGTAATCTGATTCGATATAAAAGCATTTCCTGCTCCACTTTTTCCAAAGTTATAAAACTCACAATCAAACTCAAATGCAAGTATATTTGCCCATGTTGCCCATTTATAATCTGTAAAGGAACAACCAAATGTAAAAAGTCTCTGTGGATTAGTATGTTTTAGTTTTTGCATAAGTTTCGTTTTCCTAACCTTTTGTATAATTGTCTAAATGCATTCAGGTCATTGTTTTCGTTAGCTAGTATATCAAAATTATGTATCAATTTCTCTCTGCAGTTCCAACGCCATTCAAGTTGTTTTTCTCTAGGTAATTTTTCTAGGTAATTTACAGCTTCGGTTGCAGTGCGTTGTAATGCAATGTATCTTTTTTTAGTATTTTCTATATTATCAAAATCATAATTAAATAGTTCATCATATAATTTAAAACCGTATTTTTCTAGCGCTTTATTGCAGCCTCGTTGTCCCCAAATAAGAAAAGGCTGCATATGCGCTATTGGTTTAAATGTTTTTTCAGAGTAAAAAAAGCTAGTATTATTTCGATCATCGACACTGGTTTCGTTTACAATTTGGAACAGTGTCGAATTATGTAAGTGACTTCCTAAAGAAAGCGCATGATTAGTATTAAAGTCTGTTGTGTCTGCTATTAGTGGCAGATTTTCCTGCCACCATTTTACGTTGTCCTTTAGAAGATTGAAAGTTGACCTAAAATATTCGATATCTGTAGGAGTCATGGCATCGTGGCTTAACAAACAGCTATTTTTTATTTCAGATTTCCATAAGTTGTATATTGCATATGTCCTGTGTTTACGATTTACTCTAGACAAAGAAAGCAGAATTTTGTCGTCAAACAGTTTTTGGTTTTGTTCCTTCCATTGTTGAAAATATCTATAAGATTCTAATTTATTTGTTTTGTGATTCTCTAATAGGTCTCGCACCATCGATTTAAAACTTAAAAAACAAAAAACATTAATACTATCTGTTATTGAATTTGCTTTATTATAATCTTCAATATTTTTAGTATCATGCATGTTAGCTGATACGTAAATGATTTTTTTAGGAGGAACATTGTATTTTTTGCAGTTTCTGTATAAGATGTCAAAAAAATGATAATCAAACGGAGAATATCCTTCCGTGCTTGCATCAAATAGGAAAAACAGATTTTTATCTTTCCTAAGACTTTCGAGTTCATTGATATAACAAAATAAATCTAAATTAGGATAGAATTTTTGGTATTGCAACATTCCGTGTATAAAACTAATGGTATTATTTGGCTGTGCATTATTAAATAGCACGGTAAAAGCACTGCTTTTGCACTCTTTTATATAAGGATTTGATTTAATCTGAAAAGGCATTTAATATAGTATTGTCTTTTTTTAATTTTTTTAAAATTTTTATGTTGTGCTGAAATATAGGCTGCATTTCTTTGTGTATATCTTCCAATTCTTGTAAATCTATCGAATTTATTTTATTAATTAAAGAAAATATTTTCATCATTCTGACAGAATGATTTTGCTCCTGATCATAACTTTCATCCCACCAATCAGAAAACGTTTTAAATCCTAGTTTTGTTAGATATTCAAGAGTTTTCGGCGGCGCCGCTAAGATAAAAGGCCGTTTTAATTTTATTGCATCTAAGACCTTTTCGCTAAAATTAGCACTAGGTTGTGCAAATCTTGTTTCATTAATTATACAGCAGAAACATTCTTTATAACTGGCGTAATATGCATCATCGGGATTGCTGTAATCTATTGTGGGTTTTTGAAACCCTGCTAGATATTCAAAAGATAAAATGTCTGTGTTTTCATCGAGTACAAATTTATTTTTACGTAGTTTTATATTACCCTCTTCTAGATAAGGGTATGGGAGATTTTCGACCCAATCAGTATAATTGTGCCAATCAGAAGGTGCATCAAAAAACCAACTATAATTTCCTTCAAAGTGAGAAAGATAGCACATAATTATATGACGGTGAATTGTATATCTACCATTTGAACACCAGAACTTTTTTTTAATTTTTTTTTCTTCATAAATGCTATTTGGTAAATTAGAAATTTGTCTTATAAAGATATCTCTTGTCTGTAAGTCTAGATAAGGATATATCTCTTGAAAGTGCTTGGGAACATTCCAGTCGCAGAGATTTACTATAATTTTTATAGAAAGATATTCAGCTAGATCATTTATGCAATCTAGTTCTTCTGATCTTAAACGTATATCTGAATTAAACTTATTATGGAATTCGCTATAGAAACCAAGATTGTATTCAGCATCTTGAAAATAATATGATATTGGCTCGTATAAGAAAAAATTTAAAGGTATTTTGTTTTTTCGAATTTTTTTAGCAAATTTCTTATCTTTGTAAAAACGTGTAAAGTCTATGCGATTTGTGCCAGTAAATAACATTATAGGTTCTTCAAAATCCTTTAAAAAAGTAGATTGGAAAATTCCTACTCCTTTTTTATTTTTTATGCGAAGTGGCAAATTACCCCAATATAATCTTTGTACAAATGACACTATCTAATTCCTGTAATCTGTAGAGTATATCGATCTTCTACGCCGATGTTTGAAGCAGCATGGGGAACATCTGCACTCCACATTACAAATTCTCCTTTTTTGTAATTGCAAAATGCTTTATTATCTATTTCGAAATAATGACCAGACTTCCAATCTTCTAGAAACACAATTGCTCTCCAGACATCTTGTCTGTTTACAGAAAATACTTCACAATATTTACGAAAATGATCAACGTGAACCGGCATAATATCGTTTGTAGTCATTTTATAAAATACATAACCTGTTTTTTTCAAGTTAAGTTCCTGCGCAATTGCCGCAGTCCAGTTAGGCATAGGATTTTTACCTCCGTACATAGCCCCTGAAAAACTAGAATGAGTATATCCTTGCTGTCTCCAGTCTTTGAGTTCTTGATCTGTTAACGGCTGTTTTGTGTATGAGAAATTTTTGTAATCTTCTTTCCAAATTACGCCTACCTGCCCTTTTAATACAGTCATTTTTTGTCTCTCTCTAGGTCGAGTGTTACACAATGAAATCCTCCTCCTAAAGTTCTTTGGTGTCTCATAGGTAACATGGCACAATCTATTCCTTTTCTCTCTAGTAACATTTTAAGTGTGTTTTGATGTTCCTCTAATACAACTAGATCTTCTCTTACAGAAAACAAATTCATATTAATCCACTTGCTGGCATTACAGATTTTTGGATAATGACCTATATCCTTTGGTTCTGGCGCCCAAATAATATCCCAGTCACAAAAAGGCTTGGGCAATTGGTATTTATTTTTGATTCTTTCTGGATTTGCTAATAGTAGGCCTTCTCTGAGAAAGGCAACAGTTGAGTCAATATGCATATAGGAATATACGTCTTCTAATGTTCGAACCCGAACTGAAGAACCTAATAGATCTTGAAGTAGTTCTGCGCCTTTTTTATTACCGCTGTTACTTACAAGATATAATATATCTTTATTTGCTCTAATTATGTTAGCAGCATCAAAACTAGGAGCAACCTCATTCAAAGCAAGAGTGTTAGGGTCTTCTACACAATCTAGATTATATAAATCATCATTATTATAGGCAGGAATCACTGTTAGATTTTTTAAATGTGATTCAAATGCTTGATATTCTGTTTGTCTGCACTGTATCGGCATTGGAGTAGCATAGGATTTATCGCCATAGACTAGCACAGAATCTCTTGGACAGTAATTGTAATAGTTTGGATTGTTATCGTTTGGTCTTACAACTTCTACGTTTTCTTTTTTTAGAAAATCACAGAAAATCTCTAGGTCCTCGTTTGCTTCTTCTATTACTTGAGCAGGATAATCTCTAGGTTGTATTTTAGATATGTCTTTTTTATCGGCATAATTAACAGTACGCAGAGATTTATCTAAAGCAGGAATTTTTGCTCCGGTAGCAGTTCCCACTACAACTTTCTTTAGATTGTCCCATTCGTTACAATTTTTCATTAAACTTATTATATAGTAAATTTGCTATAATTTCATGACCTTTCTCATTTGGATGCGTATCATCAGGTATAAAATTTTCTCCTACTAGATGATGAGGCGGGCCGTCGTGTTCTAAATTATAATTCTCAAACCAATCTGCACTGCCAAGTAAGTCTGTGAGAGATCTTTTATAATCTAGAAATATTTCTTTAGGTATAAGACTTTGAAAAGCGGGGTGTATAATTAATTTTCCGTAGTTATGTGCAAAAATTACATTTACTTTTTTTTCTAAGCAAATTGTGTAAATAGAATGTATGAACAATGCGTGATGATATACAAACCAATAGTCTGTTTTTCCTTTCAGAAACTGCTTGTGTTCTTTGTTATAATGATATAAACTATAGATTTTTTTATTTCTTTCTGTGTACCATCGAACATCGGGAGGAACAATTACAGTTACAAGGTCACCGGGCACAAATTTATGATGCTTATTTATGAAATCATGAGTAATTTGACCAAGACTGCTCCCAGACTGAGAATAATTTTCTGAGCTGCAAGATAGGTATGTTTCGAGATATTTCGTAAAGTTTTTTTCATGATCTTTGAGTCCCCATCCTGCTCCCCAGCTATCTCCAAATGTATATATTTTCATTGGAATACCTCCATATTTGATAAATCAGGATAATCCTGCCAGCTCCATTTTTTTGATGGTGTTATAATTGCCCCTGGTAATTTTTTTAGACCTAGTTCTGCTGTGTCGGGCGTCATATAGTAATGATATCCTATGCTGTTAATGTTTTGTTCAGCCCACGGAATGTCTGGCAATCTGCCGTCGTAGCTTGTTTTTTTTAATTCTAGGTAATCTTCTTTGTTATCTAATAAAATAGCGCCACCTCGTCCTAATCCAAGATGTTTCTTATATTGAAAACTCAAACACATATAAGTCTCGGGTATATATCCATTTTCTTGCCAATGTACAGCGGCATCTATTATGTTATTAGTAATATAGTAATAATCATGCCACGAATTATTTTCAAATTGCCATTCTAGTCCTAATTTTTCAAACACAAAAGGAATAGAAATATATGTATGATACGGAGACAAAGCTTTTTTTATGTTTTGTAATCTTAGACATAATTCCATTGCATGAGTGCAAGAATCAGTAGACACGCAGAAAGGTGAATTATAGAATTTGGCAATCTCATTTTCAAAATCACTAACTATTTCAAAACTCATATTGTATTTAAAATAAAATCATATTTATAGTTTATAGTATGGAATAAAATTAAATATCAGTATGCAGATTGGATATATTGGAGTAGGAAAATTAGGCCTGCCTTGCGCCGAAGAAATTGTAAAGAAAGGCCACGATGTAAAAGGTTATGATCTAGAACCTCTTCCTAGTGAACTAGTAGAATTTAAAACCTCTATCGAAGCGTGTGTTCAAGGCTGCGACATTGTGTTTGTTGCAGTACCTACACCGCACGATAGCGATTATGATGGCAGTAAGCCTACGCATCAATTACCGCCTAAAGATTTTTCATATGATACTGTAACATCTGTTCTTAAAGAAGCTGACAAACACATGAACCGAGATCAACTTTTAGTGTTGATATCTACTGTTTTGCCTGGCACTACAAGAAGAGAATTTACACCTCTTATAACCAACACAAGATTTGTTTATAACCCTTATCTTATCGCTATGGGATCTGTTGCCTGGGACATGGTCAATCCAGAGATGATTATGATAGGCACAGAAGACGGCACAGAAACAGGTGATGCTAGACTGCTAAAAGAATTCTATGATACTGTTATGGAAAACGATCCTACCACAGTTGTAGGTACCTATGACGAATGCGAATGTATCAAGGTTTTTTACAATACGTTTATATCTACAAAAATATCACTGGTCAACATGATTCAGGATGTTGCAGAAAAACAGAAAAACATTAATGTTGATGTAGTAACAGAAGCACTTGCAAATTCTACCAAGCGTATAATGAGTCCTCAATATATGACAGCAGGCTTAGGAGACGGCGGGTCGTGTCATCCCAGAGACAATATTGCTCTTCGTTATATGGCACAGGAACTTGATCTAGGCTATGATTTATTCGATGCTATCATGTACGCGAGAGAATATCAAGCAAAAAATCTTGCTCTAGAACTAGTGAAGCATGCTAATGAAAATGATCTGCCCGTGTACATACACGGCAAGGCATACAAACCTCAAGTGCCTTACACAGATGGATCATACAGTCTACTGGTAGGACATTATGTCGAAGAGGCAGGAATCAAACCTACTTACATAGACCCTTACACCGGCGATGATTATAAACCTACAGAACCTGGCGTATTTCTAATGGCACATTCTGCTTCGGTAACCTATGATTACACAAAAACCAAAACTCAAGACGAAATTTACTGTCCTATTCCGCCATTTAGTATTGTGATAGATCCTTGGCGAAAATTTACAAGTTCTGTCAGTCGAGTAATACACTACGGAAATACTAGACAGAGATAACATTTGATTGTAAACTAGTGTACTATGTATGATATCGTCTTTATATCCTATAACGAATCAAATGCAGACAAAAACTGGGAACTTTTAAAATCTCGTTTTCCGTCTGCTAAAAGAGTAGACGGTGTGAAAGGAATACACCAGGCACATATCAAAGCCGCAAAAAAATGTTTTACAAAAATGTTTTGGGTCGTAGACGCAGATGCTGAACTAGTAGAAGATTTTTCGTTTGATTACGAAGTAGATGAATATAATTTAGACACTGTCCATGTATGGCGTTCGCAGAATCCTGTAAATGATTTGATTTACGGTTACGGCGGAGTAAAATTACTTCCTAGAACCAAGACTCTAAAGATGGGTGTTTCTAAACTTGACATGACAACCTCTATATCCAATAGTTTTAAAGCCGTTGAAGAAACATCAAACATAACAGCATTTAACACCGATCCTTTTTCTGCCTGGCGATCTGGTTTTAGAGAGTGTGTGAAACTTGCCAGCCAAACAATAGACAGACAAGACAATTCAGAAACTCTTAAACGCTTAGAAGTATGGTGTAATCAGGGAGTAAATCGACCGTTTGGTATAGATGCTATAAAGGGTGCTAAACAGGGTAGAAGATTCGGTGAAGAAAACAAAAATAACCCTGCCGAGTTACAGAAAATAAACGACTTTGAATGGTTATTAGAAAAATTCCATGCTAAACATTAGAGAAATTAAGACTGTTCACATTGAACTTACAGACAAGTGCCAAGCACAGTGTCCCATGTGTGCAAGAAATTTTCATGGTGGAGAATTACGTCCGTTTATCAAAGGCGGCGATATTTCTATAGAAGATTTTAAAGAATGGTTTTCTGTTGAATTTTTATCGCAACTAGAAAATTTTTATAGTTGTGGCAATTACGGTGACCCTGCATTTGCCAAAGACTGTCTAGAAATATATGACTATGTAAGAAAATGTAATTCTCATACACGTCTTTCTCTTCATACAAATGGAGGAATGCGCAATAAAGACTGGTGGAGAAAGCTTGCAGAGATAATAGGCACTCAGGCAAATTCTGAAGTTGTTTTTGCAATAGACGGATTTAAAGGCAAGCATGAATTATACAGAAGAAATACAAATTTTGATAAAGTTATAGAAAACATGTGTGCCTTTATTGCTGCTGGCGGCATAGCAAAAGTAGACAGTCTTGTTTTTGAGCATAATGAACATGAAACAGAAGAACTAGAAAAATATCTTCTTGATCTAGGTGTACAGTCGGTAAACTTTGTTCGCACTACTAGATTTTATGAAATGACTGAGTTTAAAGTTTTAGACAAACAAGGAAATTTTGAATATAATCTAAAACCAGCTCAAAGAGAAGAATACAAAATGTCACCTAATTATTCTCTTTCAAGATTATTGGACCAAGATTATAGAAATAGGGTTATTGCAGATAGCAAAATTGTTCCTAAATGTCAAAACGAACAAAGCATATATGTAGATCCTTATGGTAATGTATTTCCCTGTTGTTGGATAGGGGGAGAATATCAAGAAACACCTATAAAAGAAAAACTACCGATTCATAAACTTAGGAACATCACTGTTCAGAATTCAAAAGAGATGCTGGATGTTATCGGTGTGCCTAATTGCAAAGATAAGATTTTTTATACGCAGTCTGATTTATGGAAAAAATTGCCAGATTATTGGCAAGGCGAAAAAAAATGCTTCACGTGCGCTAGACAGTGTTCTACTATGATGTACGATGTAGGAAAGTATGTCTAATTATCACTCTATTCCTTTTGATAAAATAGTCAAACTAGGCCAAAAGACTCTCCTAGACCACCGTCTTTTCTCAGTTTCTTGGATCCTGGCTAGATATTGTAATTATTCATGCTCTTATTGCTGGCCATACGCAAGATCTAGTGTCTCAGATCACCGTCCTCTAGAAACCTACTGTAGCGTAATGGATGACATCAAGGCACAGAGTCGTCTCAATGGTTTCGACAGTTTCCACTTCAGTTTTTCCGGAGGCGAACCAACTGCGTATAAACATTTTCTCAAACTGATTGAATACTATGCCGACGATAGCCTGCCTGAGTACCAAAGCATACACATGACTACTAATCTGTCCCCAGGCACAAAATGGTGGGACCGCTGGATTGCTGCTACTGAAAATCTCAGCAGGAGATCTATTACAGCAAGTTTTCACGCAGAGTTTGCTGACGAACAACAGTTCGGCGACAAGTGTCTTCAACTGATAGACGCTGGGGTATTTGTTACAATCAATCAGGTAATGGTGCCAGAACTGTTTGATGAATACTGGGAACGCTGTCAGAGGTTTGCAGACCGAGGCATAAACGTCACTGTAAAGCCTCAAAGCGACCCTACAGCAAGTTTTGTAGTGCATGGGTATACTCAGGCACAGGTCAAGTGTTTACAGACACACTTTCCGCAGCATGTTAACGGCGAAGAACTTGGGCAGATGAGATTGACAGACGATGCTGGCGCAGAGTATGACTTAGATCAAGCAGAACGATTAAATGCGTTTGGATTTAACAAGTTCAAAGGCTGGAATTGTAATGCCGGTTATCAGAGCTGTATTATCCGCGAGCCAGGCGGTGAGATTAAACGTTCTTATTCTTGTTATGACGAATCTCTCGGCACTATCGATGACGGATTTGATCTATTCAAATCGCCTAAGCAGTGTATAACACCGACTTGTGTTAGTTCAGCAGACTCTAAAATACCTAAGGCAAAAAATGTATAATCTTACTTTATGGTATGAAAAACAATACCTATCAAACGGCGCGGTAGATGAAGATCACGACTATAGTGCAATTTACAGGGAGCAATTGCTACCTTCTAAGTTAAAAAGGCATTCAATTTCGTTCAAAAAGAAGATAATAAACAAAGACGCAATTGATAATGATAGTCTTAATTGTTTTGTAGTCGAAATAAAATATGTTAAGGAGTTTAAAGGAACCTTATCAAATCTATGCGAAACTGTATTGGATTTTGTTAAAAAATATAATGTTAAAATTCTTTTTCATTATGCTAAAGAAGGGTATAATTTAGATCAAGATTTAAAAATTTTATATAAAGAACTGTCATCGGCTGATTTACTTAATTGCAAAAATTTTTTAATTTTCGGAGACCAAGATATAGATAAAAATTATAGTAAAGCTATCAAAGAAAATAACCTTCCTAATTTCTTCACAAAAGTATTTCCAATTAATTTCTTCGAATCTCATTATCTTGATACTCTAGATGATTTATATGAAAATAATAGAGATAATTTTCCTTCTGATAATCAAAAAGAAAAGGACTTTCTATTTTATAACGGTAAAATTAGAATACATAGACTTTTAGCGCATAAAGAAATTATAAAAAGACAATTAGACAAGGTAGGTCTTATAAGCTTTATAGGTGATACGCATGTTCAAACAGAATATTCGCTTGATTTTTATAAAGAAGAGTTACAAAGTCTAAATTTATTAGATAATGATATGCAAAACTATTTAAATAGTTGGCAACCAATCTATTTAGATAAAAAAGGATCAGACTTCACTTACTATAATCAAAATAAAACTGTTATCGATCATTACGCAAAAACACATTTGTCATTGGTTAGTGAAATGTCTATAACAACTAGGTTTTTTACTGAAAAAATTTATAAGCCAATTTTAAATAGACACCCGTTCTTGGTTTTAGGAGGTCAAGGATTCTTAGAAGCTTTACAGAATAAAGGATATTACACATTTTCTGAGATTTTTAATGAAGATTACGATAATGAGCCAGATCCTAGACTTAGAGTTTTAAAAGTAATAGACGAATTAGAAAAATTTTGTAATTTACCTAATGCGGAAAAGCAAAAGAAAATAAAACAGGTCAGATTTAAACTTGATCAGAATAGAGAACACTTTCTAGAAAGAGCAACTACATCTATACGTGACCAATATCTTGACATAATAAAGATGATTTATGAAAGTTGATATAGAAGATGTGCTGTTTTGGATGGATGCAATCCGAAATTCTGAGGATAGATATAGGACATTAGAAAGTTTTTGGAAAGGCCAGATTCGATCCAAAATATGGCTCATAGAAAAACTTAAGAATCATGTTAAATTCCAACCAAATACAATAGTGATACATGGCGGTTGGAACGGAGTGCTTTCTAGTCTCTTGTTTAACAGCGACATCGGAATTAAAAAAATAACCAGTCTAGACATAGATCCGGAATGCGAATCAATCGCATTAATTGTTAATAAAAATCAAGAAATGCAAGGTAGGTTTAATGCTGTGACCAAAGATATGTGCAGCTATAAATACGAAGCTGATATAGTTATCAATACTAGCTGCGAACACATAACCGATCAACAGTTGCAAATGTGGTATAATAATATACCTAAAAATACAACAGTAGTAATGCAAAGCAACAACTATTCTGATTTAGATGAGCATATAAATTGTGTAAATTCTGCAGCGGAGTTAGCAGAAAAAGTAAAATTTTCATCTTATGCTGAATACGAACTTGTGTTGCCTAAATATACAAGATACATGCTAATAGGACAAAAAGAATGATAACATTCGAATCTGTAGAATCTGTAGTTTTAGAAATAACTAACAAATGTCAGGCTTCTTGTCCT